TGCAGCACCTATCATGATACCTTCAGCAAGACCACTACCACTTAGCCAACTCTCAAACGTAGATATTAGCTTGAAGTCTGAGGCACCCGTAACAGTAAGGTTGCTGGACAGTTCTACGCCGCCTCCTGCTTCTATCTTGATTCCAGTATCGCTACCGTCACCACTAATCCAATTGTTTCCAGTGTTCATGGTGTCGGAGAGAGCAGTACGGCCGTCAGCGTAATAGACTTGACCGGTTAGACCCTGTAGGAGGGATATGTCAGTCAATCCTCCGTTCCAGTTGTTTGTGTCTACGGCCGCAAGACCGGTAGCGAAGGTGTTGGATCCACTTCTATTTCCCCCGGCCATTGTGAGGATATCCCCGGCAGTGACGCCTAGCCAGTTGGTGAAGGAAAGGGAAGGGGTGATCGTAGGAAACATGAATGTCCACGTTCCACCAACCTGTGCTATCTCTCCGGTTGAGCCTACTGTCCCGCCATTCACGATGTTGGTGACGTTGTTCCATGCGCTTGTCTGATCCTCAAGAACTATCAGCCTTGCGTCAAATTCGTTGGTAGTGATCACCGCGGGGAGCATCCCGGGCACGTATGGATTGTTTTGGATCTCCAACTTATCATTGAATATCAGTGCAGGGGTGCCGCTATCCCACAAAGTTGCAGTGAACGTCCGTATAGACTGATCGGAGAGCCCGACGAAGTAGTTGGTAAGGAGTATGGTATTCAGGTTCATCGTTGCTGAATAGGAAGAACCGGCGCCGGCCACGAAGTTATCAGCCACGGCGTACTGCGTATTCGTGTATATGAGCGACATCGTGAGATTGCCGGGGGTATAGCCTGGGGCATTGGTCACTATGATGGTCGCAGTCTCCCTGATTGCGGGGATAGAGCTTGCCACAATGGAGTTTTCAGTCAGATCGACGGTGATAATGGTCGTAGTGGCATGAACGATCGTCAACGCCGTGCACACGATTGCTGCCATAAGGGCTAGTATCTTCTTCATTATGCAAATCTCCTCGTAACCGGCCGTAGATTTACGGACAGTGAACCACTTTTACCTTCGGTGTACTTCTCTTTGATCGCGTCATTATAGAAAACATCATAGATATCCTTCTTCTGGACGGCCAACTCGGGATGTGTCCAAGTCTTTCCGGGCATCATCAGGAGACGGTAGAGCGCCAGATTGAGGATTGCATCCCCCCATCGGGTGAAATAGTTCTCGTCAACGGTCCTAGAATCCCAATCCGGATACATTGCTACCCTGACCTGGAGCCCGTCATCGAGAGAGTAGGTGGGAACGTAGCTGACAGGGGTCTTCTTCCATCGGAGAGAATACTCGTTGCGGAGCTCGTATTGATTGGTAGGCATTGCTGCATCACTGATATTCACCCATACCAACCGCTTGACAAGGCCATCCTGGGGAAGACGGAGGGTGTAGTCTTGCTGATCTGCTACCAGATTGACTTTATCGAGGGTTGCGGTCCAGTTCTCGGTCCTGAAAGCAAATTCACGAAAGGCTTGCTTGAGTTGCTGCAGCTTCAACGGCTCGGGGCAGCGAGGAAGGTCTTCAAGCATGAATTCATAGAAATCCGAGTATTTGTTGATCATGCCTAACCCCTAGCTTGCATATATTGTTTCGCGTGGTCCTTCGAAAGAGCGATATTACCGTCATCCTCGGTGTCTTCCCCGAACACCTTCCAACAGATGTAGTGGACAATGGCTTCTATGTATTCCTTCCTGAGAGGGAAGTCCTCGGTCACTGCGGTTATGGCCTCTGGCGCTGATATCGGTATTTTCTCGCCATCGATAAAGAAAGACTCAGGAAAGTCACCGTAGACGTCATCAACGCCTCGGCTCATATATAGCATAAGACTTGCATCGGACCACCTATAGGTAGCCGTAGAGTCGTTAAGCTGCTGTCTTGCCTCTGTCAATACTTCCGATACCAGCACCGCCATAGATCACTCTCCCTACTCGCTTGCTGGGGCTGCTGCCCTGGCCGCGCGTATGTTTTCAACGATCTGAGGGTTTTTGCCAACCTTCTTAACGGGCAATTCCTCTTCGGTGATGATGACAAACAACTCTCGTCGTGACATATCTGCCAGACCGTCAGTCATCTTAACGCCGTCATCATCGCCGCTTGCAGCATTGATATCGGCCATCGCCTCTTCTGGAGTCTGGGGCTTGAGGTCAAGGTCTGCCACTGCAGAGACTTCACCGGAAGCATCGACTTCTTGCTGATCGACAAACTTGCCTGGATCAGCCGGCTTGACAACCACGGCCGCTACAACGCCATTCGCCTCTTCGAAAGCCGCCTGGGCATGAGCATCATTCTGGCCCTTGCTTTCCTTGCGATTCTTGGAGTCGCTACGGGCCCTGAGAGCCATTGCGCTGGGATAGTCGACCATAACAAGGTCAAGACCGAGACGCGGCCTCATATCCTCACGAAACTGATAAACCTGATCGGTGCCGTTCTTCCTGCACCACAAACCTGCTGATTCTGTACCCATGATATAACTCCTTGCTCTGATGTTGAAACAACCCCGACATAGGGTTGAGGTATGAAAAGTGGGTAGAGACGCGGCTAAAGCGGGGGAGGAGTTTCCTCACCCCGCTTAGATGATCAGCCGCAACGCTCTCTACAGTGCGTCACAATATGCAACTATCGCAGTAATTCGGAGCTTTCCGAGTACAGCGGCAGCGGTGTTGATCGAAACGTCGATCGTGGTGCCGTCGAAGACAACGCCAACGGTGGCCGTAAAGGCCGTGATGGTGCCAGTAGTGCCGTCAAGCGTGGTTGCGCTCAACAGTTCGGCCCCGCCTTCAACTCCTACGTCGAAGGTTGAGCTTGCGGTTCCGGTCAAGACCAGATCAGAAGCGCCACCAATGACAACGGCCGCGGTAGGCATCTGGAACAGGTCGAACCAGTCACCATCGGATAGATTGTCTGCCGAGAAGTCGATGAGACGCTGATAGACCACTACCTTTTTGCCGGTGTCTGCTGCACCAGTCTGTACTGTGATTGAAGTGTCAACTGCCATGATGTTTTCTCCTTTAGGAGGGTTAATCGAATCGTTTACTCTGCGGTGAAAGAAGGGGGCTCACCACTTGGCAAGCCCCCGCGGTTTACAACTAGGCCTTGTAGGCGTACAGGGCGCCCAGAGCTTCCGGTTTGACTGTCCTGAACCCGTAAACCTGCAGCCCACGGAACAAGGTTCCGAAGGAGTTAGGGTTCTTGAGGTTTTCATTCTCCACTATCTGAGAGGCGAATGTAACCGCGTGGTTGGTCCCGAACATGATGAATGTGCAGGTGTTGGCCGAAGAGTCGGCCGTGGTCTTCAACTGGTTGCTCTTGTAGAGCGTGAATGTGTCAATCATTCCCAGGCGCCCGTTTCTGAGCATCGAGGTGCCGTCACCACTCAAGGAAGCGTCCTTGAGGTCCGATGTCAGGATGAGCGTACACATCCATGCTGGTATAACCATCCAGCGACCTTCTTCCGGGACGTCCTGCTCGGTGAGAACCTGACCGCACTCGACAATCTTATCGACTACATCAGATTTGGTCATTGGGACCGAAACACCACCATCGGCTCCAAGCGCGATGTTGGCACTGATCAGACCGGCCGAGTTACCCTCATTCGAAGAATCAGGGTCGGTGTAGATGGTTGCCAACACATCTCTATCAATGCTTATCTTCATCTGGCGCATTGCGACTTCCGACCACTGATCATGGTACTGCTTGAGATCAGTCTGGGCATCATCAACGATGTTCGTGGCGAATGACCACGTTTTGCCCTTGTTGATCTCTAGAGTTACCGGAGTAGCCACGGGCTGCTCGTAGTCAAGGGTCATTCCCTTGGTATGATCATTGATCGTGATGTCAGGCAGAGAGCGGATCTCAACCGTGTCACCTTGAGCCTTGATCTCGCCTTCGTAATCAGTATTGGAGATAGCCCCAAATACTGTGTTCGTGTAGAACTTGACGAGCATCTTACCACTATAAATAGTGGGGATGTACTTCATTGTCGACGTGCCGATGTCTCGGATACCTGCTGCTTCTGGATATGCACTTCCCATAATGTCTCTCTCTTTCCAGACCCACGCGCCGACAGGAAACTACCTGCCTTCTAGGATTCGTCCCTCAACGTAGGCCTTATCTATTAATGCTTCTTGGGCTACTTCCTGTTCTGCAGACATAGGAGAACCATCAGCGTTTTTCAGCCGACCTTCCCTCTGTGCCTTGTAGAAAGCAACCGCCCTAGACTCTGGAATACCCTGTTTCTTTACGGGTTTCCCCTCAGTTGGCACTACGCTCGACTTTGCGGGTCGAATCTGTGCCTTAATCTGGTCTGACGCCTCGGGCACGTCTGCCAGGAATTTGTTCATCAAATCGACAATACCCTTGGTATCGCCAATCGCCATAAGAGCCTGTCCTTTTGCCCCATACGTTGCTCCTGTCGCGCTTTCGGGATCAGCACCTTCAAGCCAATCAACCCAGAGAATATCGGAGTTAATCTTTATCGCTCCTGGCATCAACTCTTCGACCTGGGCCATAACCCCAGATACAGCACTATCTGAATCGTCATCTTCCTGACGGCGTTCTATGGCGTCTATACGCCTAGTTAGCTTTAATGCCTCTTGCGCGGCTTCACGCTTTACCTTCTCAATGCCCTCTTCTGCCATACCTTTAGCCATTCTGACTTCCAGGGAACCTTCCTCCCCGTCGACGGCCTCACGCTCATCTTTATTGAGGTATCTCAAATGCGCTGCTACTCCTGGCTCCGCGGGAGCTACGTGCTCCTCTGGTCTATTCTCCAGTTCCGCAATACGATCTTTGAGAGCGGCCATTTCTTCGGCCTCTGGCTTCTGAGAATGGATCATGCCTTGTAGAGTCCGATTTCTGTGCTCGGCCTCTAATAGCCTCCGTTTCAGGTCTACAAGACTCTCGACCGGTTCACCCTCTTCCGCTACTGGTGCGGGTGCTAGGGTAGCTTGGTCGGGAACTGCAGCCGCTACGGGCGCTGGCTGTTCATCCTCTTCTGGCTGCTCGATCACATGATCTAGGACCGGCTCTGCAGGAGTTCCTTGCTGTGACAAGGCCTCTTGTTCTGCTGCCTGATCTATCTCATCCTGTTCTGCTGCCTGTTGGGCTTGTCTTGGTATTGGTACTTCGTGTGCCATGGTGCTATTTCTCCCTATGCTCTGTTAGTAGTTTGCCAACGAGGAAAGACGGCTCATAAATGTATGCCTTCTTACCCCCCCGGCTCTGACATTTCAGTGTGCACTTCATTCTTACTTCAATCCGTTAAGTCGTTTTCCTTCCGCGGCCCTTGCTCTGACCAAAACTGCGGAAGAATTATCGATCATCTGCAAAATCTGTTTCATGTTCAGGGACATCCCTTTGCCGACGATAGCCAACTCGCCAAGCAATCCTTCGTTCTTGTCCCTCTGGTCGAGAAGCATTTCGGTCAACTCCTCAACGAAATACCTAAAATCCTGGCTTTGACCCATAAGCCTATTACACGCTTCGGCAAGATGTATTGCCTTTTGGTTCTTCGTCTCGTTGTTGTCTTGTTCTTTTGGCATAATGATTAAGCCCGGGGCCCCGCGAGGTAGCCCCGAGCCCGTTCATCCCCTAGTTGTACGTTGAAGATGCAATGGTCGACCACTTGCTATCAAGATAGGCCAAAGTGATAGAATCATACTGCGACAACACGATATCGGAGTTGAATCTATGAGTAGCTGCCGCCGATAGGAGCGTGATGTTCGTTGATCCTGCGGAGTTATTGAACAGAGTGACAACCTGTCCAGAGACACCGGCCGTAAGCGTCAAATCGTGAGCCGATGACGGTTCCATGATTATCATTCCAGCTTCTACACCAAGAACGGTAGCCGCACCGGTAACGGTCGAAGGAGTCAAAGTTCTCGACGCCGCCTGGGCTATAGAACCCGAAAAAGTAATGGGATCCTCAACCGAGATTGATGTGTTAGGGGGGAATTTGTGTATCTCCTTCACCCGGAGAAGCCTGATACCGTAATCTGCACGGTCAGCAAATGCCCCAACGGCCACGAATAAGCTAAGGATTCCAACTGCGATCACTGCTTTAGTCATTTTCTGCATGGTCTGTATCTCCTGATTGTTTACGCTGCTGCCCCGGCTTGTGCCTGGGCTTCTTCTTGAGTTGCTGCTATCTGAGCGTCCTGTAACTGTTGCTCCAACATTGCGACTTCTTCCTTGCTCCTGACCAGTTGCCCGGGGATATCTAAGGATTTAGCTGTTTCCTTGAGTGCCAACCTGCGTCCTTCCAGCCCCGTGAGCATCCTGTCTGTCTCATTATTGGTGGCGTTCAAGTATTCGACCCGTCTGGAATTCATCGACTCTTTAACGATCTGAGCCAATGCACCCCTCGCAACGATCTCGATGTCACCCTTAATGGACTCATCAGGCTCAAAGAGCATATTCCAATGGAACTGACGCATAATCACGTCTCTGATGATCTTGTCATCGACGCGACCTATCACCATCTTCATCCCCCTCGCAGCATTTGACATCAACATGGATAGGCCTCCCATAGTCCTGCCGGCCCCTCCAACATTGTCGTTTCCATGCGCGTATGACGGAATTCCTGTATAATCGTCGGCCATGTCGGCAAACTTCTGATAGACGCCCAATAGCTCCGCGGCGTTTATCTTTGGCTGGAAGAAGTCGATAGGCTTTAGCTGGCTGTTCATCTGGTTTGTGAACTGGTGAGTCTTGAAAGGGAAGAGATTGGTTATATCCTCGCCAGATGGGATCCTTCCTACATCATTGTAGACTACCTGGGGTCCAGATCCGACCGCCTCATTGTTCACTAGAGCCCTGATAGTGGCGTTACAGATAGATTGTAGGTCGGCCATCATCGCAGGGACACCCTTGCCCCAGAATGACCCGGGAATGACGCTCCAGGAAGCCTTAGAGTATGGTCTGCGGCCGAGTAGATCCTGGTTAAGACCGCTGTAGACCACGTAATCTCCAATAAGAATGACGTTCATCTCGTATTCCATGATAGGAATGATGGCATTGCCGTGGATATCCTTCTCCATGCCCTCTTTCTGGAGAGTTTCACCAGATACGGCGCCCCAGTATTCAAGAGCCTCCATCCAGTCGCGTTGCTCGATACGGTCTGGGCCGTGATCCTCAAGCTCCGATCGCTCTTGGTCTATGGCCGTCCATTCCCGAAGTCCACCATCACGATACAGAGAGAGAACAAGGTCTATCGCCTCGTCATTCCAGCCGGGGAGCCCCTTCATTTCGAGCAAACTGACTCCGCTGTACCTCATCCTCTCGATCAGATCACCGTCATCCATGCTTACTGCCCCTGCAGAAGGGTAGATGTCGAAAGCACTTGGACACTCAAACTCCTGGGCTATCTCATTCTTAACCTTCACGCCGGTCTTGCCGTTTACGAAGGTATATGCGAGAGCCGAGCGATTACGGATGATGGGGCCCTTGATAAATGCGGCCGGGAAGGTAACGAAATTGGTGATGAAGTCGGAGAAAGCATCCCGCCAACCGCCCTCTACTTGCTGATCGTGGATAAACTTATCCATCCTGGCCGCTCTGGTATCTGCCTCCATCTGGATAGAGTCTTCAATTTCGTCGCGCATACTGGCCGCAAGATCTTTGATTTGCTCGGGGGAGACTTGTTCTCCTCCCTGTTCCATGTGTTGCTGGACCTGGAGGAGGGTAGATTCCACGATGCCCTGTTCTATGTGCTGTGGAAGCTCGGGGAGGGGAGTAGGATCTAGCGACCAGGGCTTTTCTTGATCATCTGCCAGGATGTCGCGGAGCCATGCTTCCCCGGCGCGACACTTGAGCGCCGTAAGCCCCATAAAGACCTCTGTGCCGCCCTGCTCCATGATGGCAGCGTACTTGTCTGAGTCATATTCGCTCTCTCTTTGACGTAAAGCACTGAGAATACGCTCATCTACCCCACTTCGCTGGCGATGGAGCTTGTTCCTTTGCCAAGCATCCTTGACGTGAAGGGCCATACCGGCGATCTCGGGCTTGCTCTGGGCGTTGATCTCATCCTGTTTCGCCCTCTCAAGAGCTTCCTCGCTGACAAGCTGATCGTTGCTTTTGACGGTAAGCATACCGTAACGGGAAGTATTTTTCCCGGTGCTAACCTCTTTCAGTCCGATTGGATCTGGCATAAGCTGTTGTATCCCGACAAGAAAAGAGGCCGCACAGGGGTACAGCCCTGTACGGCCTCTTTGAAGTCAATCGCTACCAGGGGATCAGACCTAGCAGCCCTCGTCATATCTTGCTCAGTAGCAAATGGTTACATAGAAATATTTACGCATTAGAAGTCCCGCCTAAAGTTTCTTTCTCTCATTCAATGGAATAGACATAGCACGAAAACGCCTAAATTGCAAGCTTATTTGTACACTGAGCGTACATCGACGTACAAGGAATGTACTTACGACCAGCCTTTAGAGCTAATGACTTTGACATTTCGTCTTGTCTGGGAACCGCTTGATGGTAGCGCCGGGGTGCTGGAACCGGCAATGCCGCCGCCGCTGAGATACATTGCTCCGTACTGTAGGCCGTCATGGACGTCCGACCACGGATGCAACTTATCAGGCTCAGTGGTGAATTTCTCCCCCAAAGACGTCCTAATCCTTCGATATTTGTACTTTTGCGTGAATCCCTTCCTGAGAACCTTGCAATTCGGGGATAGCTGAAACCCTGCTTTTCCGTCTACCATACGGTTTAGGAAGCCGGCAACCGCCTCGCGCCGAGTAAGGAAGTTGTTGGTTAGGGCCATTTCTGTTGGTATTCCTGCAGCCTGTAGCTCTAGCAGACAGGTCAATTCGTCGTTTGCCTGGGCCCGGGAGTTACCGGCAGGATCTCCAACGCTCTTGATCACCATTCCCCCGTAGACATTGTTAAGATGGGGTTTTACTGCAGATGTAGCAAACTGGCGTATCCCCATATCATCGAAATCACCGTGACCGGAGCATATCTCATCGATTACACGTAGGACACCCTTCGGGGATAGCTGCATGATGGCAACACATGGCGTAAGGCCGAAGTCAAAGCCCAAGACGAGGGGTAGACCCCTGAAAGGCTCTAATACCTCTGCAGAGCAGTGGACATCATCCTTATACTCTGAATATACCGGCTTTCCGTCCATGGTCGATCCGTAGAATCCAAGAAGAAACACATTTATCCAGTCTTCCCCTACACCGGCCGTAAGATCTAGCCAGTAGCTAAATCCAGCGTTTTGGTTGTTTACATTCTCTGCCGCGGAGTACCGGGGATCCTGCCCCCTGTTGGGCATATAGATGGTTGGATCGCTCTTCTTTTTCTTTGGCATGGGAAGAATGGCTGGCGGCTGTGACCAGAATCGGTGATTTAGCGGCCTTTCGACCTCTGCAAGGTTATGCCACCAATGCTCTGTATCTGGCGGGTTGGTGTCCATGATGACACCGGCCCAGGTGTACCCACCATCCCTCTTGGAGGGGAATCGACGGGTGCGGCCCCTTGCCATCGTGAAGATATTCCATATGATTTCACAAGCCTCATTGATCCAGGCGCCGGTCAAATCCAGTGATTTGAGCTTCTTGACATCATCATCATTGTCTAGCGCAAGGAAGATGAATTCCGCTTGAACTTCCGTTCCGTCAGGAAGGTTCATCTTGAGATAGGCATGGATCGGGGCAGTCCTGTTTACCCGGAGGGAGTATCCTTCGAACTCCCCCTCGGGTATCCATTCCAGGAATGTATTCAGGGTTGTATCCTGCAGTTCCGGATAAGTGTTCCTGATTATGGCCCACTTGGTCCTACGTTTCCCCCTGACCGCCTTTTGCTCTTGGGCCCTGCAGAACAGTTCCCACACGCACATTACAGACTTCCCAGAGCCAATAGGCCCCTTTATTCCCCTGATAAAGCTATTATCAGCATGGAATTCAGTAGCAGTTTGCTCTGCCACATAGACGATTTCCCTGTCTTCATCGTCATCAAATTCGAAGTCTTTAGCCATAATGTTGCTCTATACTGCGTTTTCCTGTTCTTTTCGCTTGTTGGCCGTCACGATCGAGGGGTTGATATGCTTCTCGACCTGACGAGACACCTTGTCCAGGTGGTCGTGACCGCCGCCGTCCCGGGGCTTCTCGCTCATAGTGCCATCCTTCTTCATGGCAAAAGAGACTTCCCCCGTGAGATCGTCAACTATCCGATACTGGCCGGTCTTATCGTCCTTGGCTACATGAACCAAACTCTCAGTCTTCTGCTTCGACATCTTTTTCCTCCTCTGGTGTTTCTGGTTTATCTGGATCTTCCTCTGGCTGTTCTACCATCCTTGCCCCCTGCTGATACAATTCGGCCACGGCCTCCGGTGGTAGCTTGATCTCATCTACATCACTGCAGAACGGGACTACGTGGGCACATACCTTTGCGAGTATCAGGATAGCCTCTTCGGTTCCCGGGGAGATAACAAGATTCAGCTTCTCATGGTGCTCTGCCGAGAAGTACAGTATCTCCTTGAATACCTTCTCCATGATCTGAATATACTCGATCGCCGCAATGTTTCTCTTCTCAGAGGCCACATACTGCTCTTGCGTCTCTCGTAGCAGCACCTTCAAGGTCTTCTTCTTGATCGGTATGATGATGTTGGTTTTCTTCTTAGCCATTCTCAATCCCCCTATAATATATCCATCCAGCAATACCTATCATAACAAGAAACACAATCGATATAACTACTATTGGCAGTATGATTCCCATGTTTACTTGATCTGCTTGCCCTCTACGCCTCGGGCCTGACGGTCTGCTGTTCTCTTTTCAAGCCACATTAGCGACTCTTCAAGGTTGGTGATCACGATGGCATTCTCCCTGCACGGGAATTTGCCCTGTAGGTATTGCATCCTGTCGATCAAGACGCGCAGTACCTCTTCGTTGGTCGTTCCGTTGTGGACCGTCTCTAAGACTCCACCCGCTGACCCTTCTACAGGAACCTTTTCGATGAACTGGATGACGTGCTGAGTATCGTCATGCTCAAAGTTATCCATGATGTATTTGTGGCCCTCTGTCAGTACCTTCATGCTTGCTACCTTTCTGGCCTATTGGCCTCTATTTAACCGTGATTATTGTAAACTCAGTCACCACTCCCTTGTGGAACTTCTGCAGCTTCTTGACTACACCTAAGACAATACCTTCCTCGCTGGCTGCTCGTATATTCATCTGAGTGCCACCACTTGAGTTGATATTCCTACCGCCGACACGCTTCTTTACCACATAACTCACATGAACATCATACGTCTTCATCGTTCTCCTCTAAACAGATGACCGCCAGGGGCAGGTATTATCTTCAAGAACAACGCATTTATGCCAAGATAGCCGTCCACGAATGGGCATTACGCCCCGCGCTTCCGGTTGATCCTTGAATTGTCTGTGCTCCTTGAACATATTCGCCTTTGCCCACCAGCGGCCAGATTGTTGCCTATTAGCTGCGAAGCTTTCTTCCTCTGACCAAAACTGATCCAACTGACTGCCCAGGCTTCTTCTTGGAAACCTTCTTTTTGGCTGCAGCGTCTTTCTTAGCTGCGCCGGCTTTCTTCTTGGATACTATGGCTTTGGCGTCGTAGACGCTTTCTCCACGTACTTTACGCCTAGCCAATGGCGCTACGGTTGCTCCCAAGACCTTCTGCACTATATTACCTCTGCGTCTACGCTGAACCATGATGCCTCCCTATTCGTGATATACCATCGCCAGGAGCGTACTGCGCTCCTTCACATTGCGCTGGTTGTTCCAATTCAATCCACAGACGAACAGATAGAAGACCTGTCCTTCCTTGGGTTCGAAGTCTTTGAGGGGGGATTGAAATACTCGCTTGTTGCCGCGGTCGGACTTGAATAGCTTCTTTGATTGGACAGTCTGGCCGGCGAGTAGCCATTCACCTATCCCACCGTACCATTGACCATCTATCTCTGTTACCCATCCAATACACGCATTGGGGTTGTTATGGATAGCTTGCGTCTTTGGGTACGCCTTGATCCGATCGTGGCCCTCAGACGTCATATAGCCCCAGGAAACGCTATCTCCTTGGCTGATCGATCCTACCGAGATACCGATAGTTACCGGCCAGTCTCCAACATTCTCGCTTCCGGAGGATATCCAGTCCACATTTGACCACTCGAAAGGCAGTTCTTCGGTGGATCCGGTGTTATCGTCCTTACGGGGTCTTCCAAAGATATCGTAGAACGACTCCTGGCTAGGGATGATGTTCTTTAGGCTCTCCTTAGCCTTCCTGGCGTCACGCCACTTGCTCTTAGGGATGTACGCGCAGCCTGACAAGAGTATCAGGGCCAATAGTGCTAGTGGTATTCGCTTCATTTCTTCTTTCTCCGTTTCAGTTTGGCCTTGTAAGCCTTCCACTGTTTGTATGCCTCTGTGTCTACCACACACCACGCCGCTGTTGCTTCTTGGAGGGAAGAAGTGAATTGAGCGTGAGTCATAAACATTACTGTTGAATCTGACGTTCTTGACCTCTCCCCAGAGCTTTTGAATCTCAGGCCACGGGCAACTAACATAAACTCCATGAATTCATGGATTGCCGTATCCAATACATCTGCCCACAATTCCTCACCAAACCCGATAGATACAGTTGGTCGTTCACCGTCAGGAAAAGAGAAGTTACCGCCAGACCGTTCTTCGAAGTTAACCTCTACAGAATGAAGTCCTAGCTCTACTATCATAGGTTTCTTCACTTCTTCTCCTCAAATTCGCTGTAGTTTAGACACTTCTTGCATCTGCGGGGATGGGCACAGCCTTTAAACTTCCTTTTCTTGTCCGGATTCTTCCTCATGCAGAAGTCGGTCCCTTGGGCCCCAGGATACAGATTTCGGCTCTTGGAGTTGCCAGATACCCCTGATCGCGGGTCTATCTCCATACCGCCCGGGCTTCCGTCTCCAACATTCCCGACCGCCCGGACATTCATCCTCGGCGCCGGCTTCTTCTTTTTCTTTGGCTTGCTGATCGTCTCGTATGGCATCTGGTTTCTCCTATATTCGGTCCACATTTACTATGATTTCGTCCGTTGCGTCCTCGATCGCTCCAGACACTAGCCTGTTCTCAAAAGTCCGGGGAGTGAAGTTCTTCTTGATCTTTCCCCTGGGATCCAGAAGAGCGTTGGGCTTAACGTGCTGGATTGCGTCAGCGTCCAACTGGGAACACCATTTCCCCTCAATCTCCCAGGGGAGGGAATTCACGAACCTAAACACCCACATTCGCAATACGCTGTTGATCGGGTACGGTATCCCCATCAGCTTGCACCGAGCATACTCGGAGATGGCAAACTTCTCTGCAGTGGTCAATCCCTTCACGCGCCAGATCCGGACGATGATGTAATCCCTATGGGTCTTGGGGAGATTCATCTTGTGCTCGTACTCGGCAAGCTCGGTCAGCTTAGACACTGGCATAACAGCTTCCGCGATCTTGAACCGCTCGGAAGGGTGGTCGAATACTGACAAAGCGTTATGGTTGGTGAAAGAGCCAAGTGTCCCGCGTATGGTCCTACCACCAACACCAAATGAACGAACAGAGATTACTAATCCCGGTTCCATTGTCGACATCTCGAATATCAGCATAATTATCCCTTTTTCAAACGGCGAATCTCTATTTCGTACTGTTCAAGTCTGGCATGGAGCCCTAATGCGCGTCTACGCCATGACAATCTACGCCTTAACCAGTGAAAGCCGCCATGCTTCAAGAACGTATCCTCATACGGTGTTCCACACCACGGGCAAAACTTATGGTGAAGATATTCTCTTGGCGTCTGACACTTCTTCTTTGGGCAACGTACACTCATAGCACTCCAAATATGAACTTATCTTCCACAACACAACCGCCAAAGACCTTGATCTTGGTGATATCTATTCTCATCGATATTTGCGTCCAGACGATATCGGCAATACGATTATAGTCATTATGCGGCACCTTCTCAAGACCATGTAGGATGATCTCATTGTCGCATACCAGTGTTTCGCCGCCTGGGGCCCGTAGTTTGCACCCCAGCTTGTCGATATGCTCAAAGGAGTCCATCACAAGTGAGAGCATGGGGTTAAGCCCTGGTACTGTTGTCATCTTGCCGTAGATGATGGTGGTGAGTAGTTTACTATCCATCTGATGTTTCCCCTAGATAGGTGTCTGAATTCATAATGTCCTCGAGAGTTTGAGGGATAACGTCAGCATTGGATTGCGGTCTTATCCTCCCCTGGGTCTTGTAGACCCCATCAATGGTGTCGAGCATTACAGCCTTCAACCGTTCTTTGTCGGCATTATGCTTGCATCCCACATTGGCGAACAGCGTAGCGAAGATGTCTAGGGCATTATTGGCGTCACAGCCATTCTCATGTAAGAAAGCCTGAATCTTGATCATAAGAGATAGATACTTCTGGCCCTTGTCGCTGTTGTTAGGAACGTGCTTGGTATATTCATTATCATCTGGCGGCAACGACATCAGTGTTCCTCCTCATCAATTCTAACCTTTCATCAAGAAAACGGTCGATCTCTTTACGTAGACCATTCGCTTGATCCCCGTGCCGGCATCGTTCAAGCCGGTCACTGCGATTCTTGATATCCTTGTCGACATCCTGAATTGTTCGCGGAATCGCCGGCATTACAGTATAACCTTTCCGTCACTGGGCGTTGATACCATCTGGCAGACAATCAGTCCGGTACAAATTCGGCATAGGTGGGCATCCACCGTCGATATATCTCCTACATCATTCATCTGGACACCCTCAAGCTTGCTCCCGGGCTCAATGTCTTCATCGTAGTTGTCACCGCATAGGTTACATTCTAGCATAAAAACCCATCTCTCACCCACGGAGCGCACACAGGAGCACTCTCAGTTGTATTGTCAGGTTCTTCTCCAGCATATTGCGATAGACAGTTCACCCGGGCAGTTAGATACTCCCAGAAACCCATCCTGGGGGCTGTAGAAGCATGACACTCGGCCATAGAAGGGTGCATCTCCTTGATCTGCCACGTATCCAGTCCCGTGACTTGGTGACAATGGAGGCAGTGCCCGATAGGCCACGCCCCGTTAAACTGGTGTTTTCGCCTCATGTATTAACCTCAAAACCGCACTCAGAACACGTCAGCACTACCTCAGTACACGCCCCGCAAGGAGCATTTCCAGTATGACAAGTGCAATTACGCGGAGAAGGGTAAGCCATAACCCCTTTGCACCCATAACGGCCGCACACATCATCTTCACTATTACCGGCTAGGGACTCCTTCAACTCCCGTAGTTCATGGTCGGCCTTGATGAACTTGCGCTGCATATCTCGCATACCATCGTAGTCCTTGCGGCCCTCTTCGACAGCTTTGGTCAACTCTCTCTGGAGACTACTGACAGTGCAACCATGGGACAAACCACAGGCCAGACACTTGAGCCTAGTATCTTCCATTACCTTTTTCAGAGCTACATTCTCGTCAGCCAACCGCCGCACTTCCTTTGACTGGCTGCAGTTCAAGCAGTCTGTCGTGTCTACTGGGATAGCCAACAGTTCGGACATCTTCCTGTTGTTCGAATCCAGCATCACGTTCTTATCGTGTAGCTCCTGGCCCTTGGTGAGAAGGTGGTGATTATCGTCCCTCAGTCGCTTGATCTCCTCGGATTGTTTATGGCAGCGCAATACGCCGTCATCACCAATACAGGCCGCAGGAGTCTTGTCTACGAATATATCTTTGCCGGGACCGCAATCAAGTTTCTCACCGGCATCTGGAGCGTCGACAACCTCCTCAAACTGGTCAAGCATCCCTCTACGGTCAAAAGAGAAGTTTACCTTAGTTCCATCGCAGGAAGCCAGGAGCATACCTTCAACCTCTTCCCAGTGTTTAGGCTCAATACGCCGATAGATGTTTCCTGTACCTATTCCTGGTATAATCCGGAACCGCTCTCCGATCGCTGGAACCCACATACCTTTCTCTGGCTCTTTCGCTGTCCGGAGATCGTTTACGACAACGCCACCCTCCAGGCTTTCTAACACTTTTCGCATGGTAGCTTCATCTTCATCGTCTATTACATCTAAAGTCCGAGCTTCGCCCCAAGACCGATCCTTCCTGCCGTCACTGAAACTTAACAACCCCTTGTGAAGATATTGCCTATGGGTAGGATGGCAAAACAAAACCTTTTCTCCGCGATTCTGAACGCTGTATTCGCTGCAGGTGATCTCCACAACATCAGGAACGGGCTCCGCTTCCGCTGGGAACTGCATCTCATTGGTCCGAAAATGCCGGTATTTCCTGCAATTCATCGACTCGGAAGTAGCGCCACGCTCGTAGGGTATCTCCTTCGTCATGCAGTAATACCGGTCCAGGGCCGCATTCGCGCAGGTTGAGCAGTTGAATGTCTCTTTCTCTTCCACGCGCCTCAGAATGAACCGAGGAATGTAAGTATCCTCCAAGGATGACACGATAAGCCTAGTCTTCTCATGGAAAAACGGCTCCCCACGCTTCGGGTTGCGGAATTCGCCGGTAGGTTCCAATTTCATAAAGGCCATTAGCGCTTCTTCGTGACCATTCAAATGCAACTTCATCTCATAACCCCCATTTTTCAACAGTTCTTCTCTATGCCGCTCACTCGTTGGTATATACCCATACGTCTGACTGATACCGAACAATTTCCCGCAATCGTGCCCAGGAAGGCCAGGATACAGTATTGTCCGATCACTCTCAGGAATCACTCCACTCAGATCCGCGCTCGGGTACGTCACGGGCTCATACTGCATCTTTGACCGCATATCCGACTGATATAGCTCGTAACTATCCAAGCGCCCCATCCCAGGCAACAAATCCCTCATCCCCGCAGACATACCCCTTCCGAAAATATCCCTACGCTCCTTCACGTTCCCAGGATTGAAATAGTGCATATCGCACGAATCGCAAGGTTCTCCTATCGCCAGTCCATGCCGGCCAACGCGGGGCTCTCGGGAACATACTCCACCCACTTGCTGTGAAAATCAACTCCGTACATCCAGAAGGCGTATCGCTCCATGTAGCTACAATCAGAACACACGCGGCACGGGCAGGGACTCTTCCGCAAAATATCGTACATCCACTGAGAACCGCACTTCGGGCAGCAACCGTCCACGGAATCAGCCAATTTCTGCTCAAGCGCACATAATTCGTCCTGCAAGGCATCAGACGCCGGTACTTCCATATCACAGAGAATGTCCCTCAAGCGGCCCACCCCCCCAAGACTATCCGCTGGTCGAATTTTTTCAGACTCCTCTCTTTCTGCAGACAGACGCATTACCGACTCAAAGGTACTCTCTCCACAAAACTCTGACCCCGGCGCCGCAACAGACTCTCTGATCGAAATTTTTGGAACCTTGCCTATCCGAACCTTATCCTTCCTATCCCCCTCATCTTCCGTGCCAATTTCTGTCAACTTAGAAAAAATACTGTACCCCAGCTTGGGAAATAAATTATCAGGAAACCGCGCGTGTAAAGGGGAGATATTATTAGCGGGTGGGGGTCGAAGCGCGAATGGTCCCGCCCCCCCCTTCGTATTGTGTTTTGTTTTTGCCGCTGCTCGTTTTAGTGCCTCTAGTAATCTGGCTCCTTTGATCTCGCCGTGCTCTCCCCCTGTCTCTCCTTTAGATGATGGTACACGGATTCCTAATCCATGCACCGTGCTGCTATTCCTTAGTGTTTTACTCTTCTTCATCATCTTGACCCGTATTTGACCCAGTTTCCTCGGCTTCGACGTTGATTGTCTGTTGTGCGGAGTGATCGACGCCTATCGAGGTGAAGCTGATCTTGGCTCCGACATTGATCTTGATGTCTGCCTTGTCCTTGTACTTGGGATCGTTAGCCTTTAGAGAGAGCTCTAGGCATTTGTCCGAGTATCTGCGGATTACCCCGGCGAAGACGCCATTGCGATAGATCTTCTCCTCCCAGCCCACTGTGCCTCTCTCATGCAAGGCGTCTTCCATCTCATGAAGCTGCACTGCCCTCATACATTCGCGCGATACCTCGTAAATCTCCCAAAAGCCTGGATTATGTGCCTTTAATGACTGGAGCTGTGCCCAACCGATCTCGGCCTCTGCAGCCGCTTTCTTGAATGTCATGCCCTGTGCAGTCAGCCATAGGAAGTGTGCTGTTCGGGCGCGTACGCGAGGCGTGGCGTGAGTCAAATACCTCTTTAATCTGGTAGCAAGGGGTTTATGAGTCTTTTTAACAAGCAGGTTGATGTCGAAGGCAGGGGTGTTTTTTTCTGTGAGACTGGAGTTGTTGGAGTCTTGGGAGTTGCTATCGGTATTAGCAGGTAGATTGTTGTCTGATTTAGCCATGAATCCTAATATCTCCCTATTCTCTTAGTGATATACCCCGGAGCCCCTATATTCCCCTGATGTTGCATTATTTGCTGCAGTTGGTTGTAACTGTGCTTGTTTTATTAGCGTAAACGTCCTGAGAGGGCCTACACGGGGTTTGAATGAGAAGGCGCTTGTGATTGTACAGGGGTAGACTGGTGGATTCTGGGGGATATGTCATAGAGGCACCACGAAGTTGACTAGGTGAAAGAGCCCTTGTGCTATAGCAGGGAACACGATAGCCATGATCTCAGATATGGCGTAGACAGCGACAACCCACACGGCAAAGCGGATGGAAGTCAACTCGTCTCGGATGGCTCGCAGCCGTTTCCTTGTTTCGTGGTCTTGCAT